CTTCCTTCTTGTATTGCTGCTGCATTTCTAGAAGGTTGGTTTCTAAAACGTCCGTGAGGACAAATACGATGTTGGTTATCGTATTCAGTTTGTCTGTTCCTTGCATAATCGTGTATTCTTATTTCTAATTCGAATGAATCCCCTTCGTTCTGTTTCTTCTAACAGTGGAAAGTCTTCATTCTTGATTTCACATTCTGTTTCGTAGTTCACGGAAGTATAACTTGGGATATTGAACTTTTTCCGGATTCTTACGATAACATCCGGATTTCTTGTTACCCAGTAAACGGTTATTCTCATGGTGATATCAGCATTTTTCTAGCTTCCTCATCTCCTGCATCAGCACGGTGCTTGATTTCAATGTACTCAGCATAAGAGATTCTGTTATCTCCACGCTCCTCTATCTCTTTTTCACGTTGGTTTCTGTATCGTTCACGCTCTTTCCGTTCAATATCTTTCCGACGTTCAGAAACGTAGTCCAGCATCGCACTTGTTATTTTCAATGGATCTATTGAACCGTAGAACCGCCCATACTTCCCTGACTTAAACCGTGCTATGAAAAAACAGATTTCAGCGGCATTTATATAATAATACTCCGAAAGGAATATCTCCGATAGTTCAGAAAGTTGCTCTTTCGCTATCTTGGTTGAAACTTCTGCAAAGTCATTCAATGAACCAAATTGTATCTTTAGCCATTCTATCGGTGTTTCATCCCCATAAGTAGAAGACAATAGCCCTAAACTCGGAATGCTGTCATTCAACGCCAGTTCTGAATGGGTTGCATTACATCTGACAAGTTTGAACTGCAAATCAGGGTTGTAATCAAGAATGAATTGTGCAGGATCGGGATATTTATTCAATAACGCCCTCTGCTTCAAGTTCCTTTCTCTTTTTTGCGGCAGCTTCTCTAACGGTTGTAGCGACTGCAAGAACTGAATCACGTTTTCGCTGCTCGCTATCCTGTTGATTTTTACTAAGTCTTGTCCCATTATAGTTTCCTTCCAATATTTTAGTAAAGTTTGCTTGTTTGAAAATCCAATCAAAGTCGCATTTCCAATTGCGGTCATTAGCTCCAAGTAAGAACGGGGATTGAAGAATGAGATTGAAAACACTCCTCACTGACTCTTTCCCATATTGGGCTATCCGGGCTTTTACAGCCTTTTTTCTCACATCAGTCATTGATCTTATCTGCTGGAGTCTGTCTTTGAATGTGGTATTATAGTATTCCATCAATCCGCTGTAATCAATCTTTTCAGAGGGGGATGGCGAAGAAAGCTTGGCTTTCTTTGATACTCCGTCAGGAGTATTTTCTTTCTTTTGATGTAGAGATATATCTATATACTCTCTTTCTTCTTTCTTTGTATTTGTGCCCTCTGTGTGCCCTGATTTTTGTAAAAGTTCGGATTGCGGTAGATTGTTGTTCATGGGCTGTGCCCCAAGTTGTGCCCTTAGTTGTGCCCATTCGTGTCTTAATTCATTGATTTCCTTTTCAATACCTGTGTCCTTACTTGTGCCCTTGGTTGTGCCCATTGGATTATATTCTTCATATTTACATAAGGTTATAAGGTTCATTCCTTGATTGCACTCAACAGTTATCATACCTTTCTTTCTAAGATGCACAAGAAAGGAACGCACCTTCTTTTCAGACCATTTCCAACGCTGTGACAGAAATCTTATGGATGCAGGATATTGACCTCTTGAATAAGAGATTTCTCGACCTCCGATACTCTCCTTTCGGGGCGTTACCTCAAATCGTGCAGACTGAATTAAGTCTAACCACGCTTCGCAACTGCTAAAAGTACGGGCTTCATTCCACATTTCATTCGAGAAAAACCTGCGGCTTAGCCTCAAAAATCCTTCTTCCATAGTTTTAGAATCTTACGTTAGTCAACTGCCTGTTATTAGAGTACACTGCCCATTTACCATTTCCACTATCAACAAGGCGAAGATCCTTCACTTCTCCAAATCGTTTTTTGTTTCCACAAAGGTCAACGATCCATCCGGCCTCTTTACTCGGGTGCGGACGGATAGCACGACCGACTATTTGATACCACAGTGCCAAAGACATCGTAGGACGTGCCATGACAATCGTATCCAGTTCTGGGTAATCAAATCCGGTAGTAAGTACGCCGACATTGGCCACGACCGGAATTTCTCCGGCCTTGAATGCCTCAAGAATACTCTCTCGCTCTTTCTTTGGGGTTTCTCCTGAAACGATGGCCGCTCCGGGAATAGACCAGGTAAGGCGTTCAGCTTCTTTCAAAAACCTCGTGAAGACCAATATACCTTTTCGTTTTATCCCGCTTTTAGGGTTCATTAGTCTTTGCACAATGCTGACCAGAAACCCGTAAAAATCGATACGCTCATACTCCTTTACGACAGACTTGTCTGTGTAGTCGGCTCCGGTCGTGTTCACCTTCAGATTAAGTTCATTCCATCCTAAAGGGTTCATTTCATAATAATTCAGTTTTGACAGATAACCCATATCCAAAAGGGTGGAAATTTGAACCTGATAAATGACCTCAGAGAATACACAAGGCCGGGTCCGGGTGATAAACTTCAACATACTGCCAAAATCCCTGCTTGATGAAAGACGGTAAGGTGTAGCCGTCAATCCAAGCACCTTGCACTTCAGCATAGAAAGAAATGATTTATACATTCCTTCTTTCGGGTTAACCAGATGGCATTCATCTATAATTATATTCTTGAAATGCTGAAAAAGCTCAGGATGATTGACAACACTACCAATCGTAGCGAATGTTATTCTTGAAATCTCTTTCCGCCCAAATGATGCGGAATATATGGAACAGTCCAGAATACCATACGAACAGAGCTTCAGATAGTTCTGTTCGAGTATTTCCTTGCTAGGTTGAAATACCAGCGTATGCCCTTCAAGGCGGCTAGCAATATCGGCTATTACCAGACTCTTCCCTGCCCCAGTCGGCAGCACCATGATGGCATTGTTCTTCTTGGCTTTGTTGGCAAAGAAATTTACCGCTGCATCACTAGTCTTTTGTTGATAATCACGTAGCTTGTACATATTTCTCGTTGTCTTTTACGATAATCGGTTCGTCCTCACTCAAACGGTTTAAAAAAGAAAGCACAATGTATGCTTGTTCCTTATTCATCCCAACGGGAGAAAATGATCCATCCTCGTTTTTTACCATCATTACGAATGTTCCGGGCTTTAATTCATTCATAGTCCTTTCTCCTTACCCAACTTATCTCCCAAAGCCTTATAATACTTTGTGAGTTCCATTAACTCTAAATCACTCCATTTCTTTGTTTGTCCGGCCTTCCATGCCAGCTTATCGAAACGTTGCTGACCGATTTTGACCTTCAAGTTCTTTTCATATTGTATCAGATGGTCAGCACTGAATCGGTTGCACGCCCGGCATTCTGCGTGGGCGTTGTCCTCGTCAAAGCGTGTGGCCATGTGGCGGCGCGAATGGAAGTGTCCGCAATCGGCCTGTGCGTATGGCTTTATCTGGCCGCATGAGATACAACGGAAATACCCGTTTGGCATACAATCACGAAGCCGGATATAGCGGCTGAAAACTTTGTCGAGTTTGGCCACTAAATCCGGCTTCTTCTTAATCTTGATACCTGCCTTGTCAAATAACGGCAAAGGCTTTTCTTTCTTCTTTTTTGGTTTCTTGATATAATACGGCATTATTTGAATCCCCATTCTTTTATGTAATCAATATTCTTTGGAAATCCATCTACTTGTTGAGGACTTAAAAATATCTTTTCACTTTTTAATGGAGTGCCTCCCCATACAGTAGCAGGACATTCTTCATATTCTTCTTTAGAAACTTCACTTACATTAAAATTGGGTTGGAAACCATATCCCATTACGCTTTCCCCTAAGTAAGTACCAAACTTCTTCAAAGCCCATTGAAATGCAATATCTTTATATAGGTAATGTTTAGAAAACACAGCCACATATATTTTATGAGAGAAATTTCCTGTTTCTGTTAAGTCAGGATTACATCTGATACAGAAATACTTAATACGTGAAAGTATTTCTTCAACAAACCTTTCATGCTTTTCGCAATCTTCTTTCGTTAAGAACTCTTTCCTGTCATTTGCAATGTAAATAGTCTTGGTAATTTCTTTTGTTTCCATATTATTTTTTATTAAAGCCCCGAAGCGTATTCTCCGGGGCACAACCATAATTCACTAACCCATGCCATTTATGTGTGGCTCACATTTATGAGGGGCGTGACAGAATCGAACTGTCCTCCTCTACAATGCTGCGCATTACATTAGTCACACCAGCCAAACGCCCCATATTCGCCCGCCCTATCTTCACAGACCGAGCAGGTAGGTTAACAAAGTTATTCCATATAAGCCATTGAAAACTCTTTCGGAATAAACCGCCCGACCGGGATAGGTTTGGCTGATTCAATAGCTGTATGTATTTCCCTCTTTCTGAACTCATGTCCCTTTTCTTTGGCTTGTTTCTCACATTCTTCCTCTTTGTTTTTGAGATAGTGGGTAATAAGCATCATCGCTCTGTCGACATTAAAAGTGTTCACGACAAAGGTTTGAACCCTTTCTTCTTCATCGAATGTGATTTTCGTTTCAATTTGATAGAACTTCTTTTCATCCGGCTTGCTTTCTTCATCACTATCTTCGGCTTCATCATCCATCTTATCAACGTATTCTGCCATTGTGATTTCATTTTTGAGATAGGCAATCGAAGCATCATCAACTTTACGTTCTTTCAGATTATCGGTAAGAATCACGCAAGAATCAAACTCCTTTGCCATCGTCAGAGTGAAGCCTGACTGATAATTAAGCTCAATATAGTCTCTCAAGATAAGGCAGACATTTTCCAGCCCAGTGGCATAGAGCAGGAATTTATATTTCTTATAACCTATTTGTGCTTGTGCAAGATAGGGATATAAGAACTTGTTTTCATTCTCGAACGCCAAGCGGTTCTGGTTGCTGACTTCCACTTCCTTGATACCGTCGGCCTCCATACTGAAACGAATTTTCGCCAAAGTGTCTTGGTCTATCAGCGTACCACGGTCGAAAAGAATTTCATTCCGTTCGATGGTTACTGTTTCACCAGTATCTTCATCAATGGAAGACTCCTCCCATGTTTTGAGGACATGTTTTGCAAGGTACATATTAAGCATCTTCTTCGGGTCGGATGTCACGTACCTGACTTCTGTTTTTCTTGTTTCTATCATAACTAAATAAATTCTTGATTTCTTTGTATTTCCTGCTGGGCGTATATCAGCATTTGATGTTCATTTGCAGCCGGCAGATAGATACCAGCGACAGATGCACTCCAATTTCGGAAACGGTCAATACTCAAAGTCATTTCACCTGTTGTCAGCTCGGCAGAACTTCTTAAGTAAGTTACTTCCTTACCTTTCTTGTTGACCATCTTACGTTCAAACAAATCACGGTTGCAAGTCCTCTTATAAAAATCAATTTTTGCTTCGTCGAGACTGCAACCGTACTCACTACCGAAATACCCTAAAAGAAGATGTAAGTAGCTGTTTTGGGCAAGCGTGCGGTTAGGTAGTTTCTTTTTCACTTCCACAATAGCCTTTTGCTTATATAATTGATTTACATACTCTTTAAACCTATCATGTTCAAAAGAATTATTTAGGTTAAATATCATATTTATACCTCCATATATAATTATATGCACTTTTAATATGTCCTCGACAACATTGAGATATAGTTTTAAGATTATAGCCATTTTTTAATGCCGCAATCGTTGCAGATGGATACTGATTTAATAAATTTCCACTCCTATCATACTGCAATACTACCTTCTGTTGAGATTCTGCTTGTTTCTTTCTACCGCTACCATAATTTGTATTATAGGCACAAGAGCACCATTCCAAATTAGAAACCATATTATTCTTCTTATTTTCATCTATATGATTAATTACAGGTAAATTAAATGGATTAGGTAGAAAGGCTTCGGCAACAAGTCGATGAATATTTTTCTGTTTTAGTTTATTTTCTTTCGATAAACTTACAGATAAATATCCATTTCTTACAACTTGCTTTAACATACGACCTTTGTATATCCTTTGTTTTCCTTTATACCTATATCCAACAGTTCTATCAACTGAACGTATCTGACCATAATTAGACACTTGGTATAACTCTTCATATCCTTTTACATCTTTCCAAATTTCTTCCATATATTCATTCTTCAAGTCGAAAATCATACGCTAAAATGGCAAATCGTCCTTGGGATTACCATTCGCATCAACAGGAGGCGGAAAATCCGGCAGTTGTTGATAGGTAGACTGTGGCGTCGGCTGCTGAACAGGCTGTTGTGCAGGTGCAGTTTGGGGAGGTTGTGATACACCACCACGTGCCTCTATCTTATAACATCGAATGGATGCCATACGTTTAAGTTCTCCATCCAAGTTCGTCCACGAACGACCTTGTAAGACAAATGATACAGTAACAACATCACCCTGATTAAAGCGGTCAAGTTCTGCACACTTATCGCCTGAAAACTCTAAGGGAATAATGTTTTCATACTCGCTACGCTCTCCCGTATAAGGGTCGTAAGTAGTAGCATCTAAAATAAACTCCCGTTTTGTAAATGAGGAACCACCGTTTTTGGATGGTATTTGAACGGTTTGTCCAATTTCGATTATCCGTCCGGTTATTTGGTTTGCCATTAATTTTCTCCTCCAAAAATCTTTTTATCGGTTATAAGTTCTCTGTTTTCTTCCAAGAACCGGATAAACTCCTCACAATGATTAGTAAGAATAGGAATATCACGTTCAGGATTGAAAACGTATGTTTCTGTATAGGTATCTACCACATAACCGCCTTTGTTGAACTCTACAATGTTATACTCAAATGTCCGTACATCCGACCCATTCTGCATAAGAGCATAAGGATAAACTAAATGCTGGTGGTGATCTTTGAACTTTCCCACGGTATAACTACCGGTTGTTTTGATGTCGTGAACACTGGTAGGCATCAGTTCGTCAATCAAACCATAAACCAATACACTACCGTATGCAGTAGGCAAGATGGCTTCTACTCTTTGTTGGGTTAATGCTCCTTTGTAGTAGTTGGCAAACTCGCGGCAAAGGTCAATGTAAAAAGTGAAAGTGCGATTGTTGTAAACAGCTTTTATCCCGTAAAGTTTTCCGTCATCGTGATATGCCTTGCTAATTTCCATTATAGAAGATTTACGGTTCTCAATCATACAATCAATGATTTCATTGAAAGCCGTGCCACGGTCTGCCGCTTCGCTATCGAATGGCTTGCGGTTAATCCGGTCTATCAGTTCTTGAAACTGTTGTTCGTGAAATTCTTCAGGAGTATGGGGTGGATTTTCTGACCACCCCCAGTACTTATCCCAAATCACATCACTATTCAGATATGCCCCAAAGGCATCAAGAAGCGTTGCGTAAATACGATATTTAGGCTGCTGGTTCATATTTCTTTTCTGAATTAAGTTTCAGATTCAAAGACTTCGCTTTGTTAGCTACCAACTTTGCCGCCATTTGCTTTGAAGAACCAACGTGCTCAAAGTTATCTATTTGCGCGATAAAATTATTGGCAGATTCCGCATCCGTAATAAGTTCGATCTGTTCTTTTATCTCTTCAATAACTTTATCATACTTTTCCTGTGCCTCTTTCTTGGCAGCAAGCATACCCAAATACGAATTGATTATCTTGGCGGTGATAAAGTCGTTCTTTGCGGTTGGATTACCATTCTTGTCAAGGATGGTAGGAACTTCCATCACTGAAGGAAGATTGCATGTATTCTTACCGTCATTTCTTGAAGTCGGGTCAAAAGTTATAGTGCGTCTTTGAACACCTCTTTCGCTTTTCATTTCAAGATAGCCGAGCAAATCCAGTTCGGTAACGATGGAGTTGTAGGACTTTTCACGCAAGGCAGGGATAAACACGGTATCATCACCTTCTTTCCGTGTGTCGCGATGGGCAACGAAAATGATGTGCTTGTTAAGCCCCGAAAGTGTTCGTGTCATCCATGAAAACTCCGCATTGATACCACTCCAATCCCTGATAGACGGTTGGCGGCTGCCACATTTATAAGTAATGATGAAATCCATCATCTTACCGATAGTATCAACTACAATGGTCTGATAAGCAGACAAATCCTCCTGCAAGACCTGTTGAACATCACTCCATGAAGTGACCTGTACGGTATCTATGTTTTCCAAATGCGCCATATTCATACGCTTAACGCCATTATCGAAATCCAATAATAACGGTTTCGGTGCGCTCAATGCCACTGTTGATTTTCCCATACCAGCCTGGCCGTAAATCATCATTTTCACTGTGGTAGGGATTACTAATTCATTTGATTTTTTGATAAGACTCATAATCGTAAAATTTAAAGGGTTAATTATTCTCTTTCTGTAGAATAGCATCTACATCACTTTTTCGGTACAATCTCTTACCTCCTATTTCCAACCTGCACAAATATCCAATTTTATGCCATCTCCATAAGGTTGACTTATCGGTATGTAGAATCTGACTTGCCTCTTTAATGGTCAAGTAGTCCTCTTCCGGTCTGATGAAAGAGTCTCTAATACTTCTCACAGTCTTTTTTACAAGATGTTCTGCGAACTCTTTCAAATCAGTGGACTTTATTGTCAAAGTAACATTGGCACCACTATTTAAAATATCCTCCATGTTCATTCTCTTACCCTTTCTATATGTTCAATTCTAAATCTTCGTAACCTTCTCATATCACCTTGTTCGTGGTAAAGTGACAAAGAAAATATACACAGTAAGCAACATGCGACGGACACACGGACTATAGGCGAAAAATCCATCGTGAGCCTCACACCGGCTATCCGTTCATAAAGCATTGTTGCAAGTTCTCTCCCATTCCGTACATGCAATATTTCAAAAGCCTTTTGCAATTGGTTATTAATCGTGCTAACCGCCCGGCATTTGAAATTGGCGATTTCCTTTTTCTCATACCCTTGTGCATACATCCGTGCTGTAATCTCGCATTCAGGGGTGAGTTCTGTGAATACCCGTTCCATAATCGTGTGAGTTAGATGACTATGACTCCCTTTTTACAACGACAATACCTTTTTTCGGATAAGACTTTGAAGCCCATTTTTTACCCTCAAGAAGATGCTTGGCATTTAGAAGTGATACGTTGTTGCGGATTGTCTCAAGTGAAGATATAGGCAGCTCTATCGTGGCTCCTCTCTTCATGTTTCTCATTTTCTCTTTACTTTCTACCTTTTCCATAAATGTTATATTAGAATGATTGGTGGGCGTTGACGGACTCGAACCGCCAGTCTCCTCCAATGAGGTGTGTTAACCATTACACCGAACGCCCCAATAAGAAAGGTGCGCTATCTTCACAGACGGCACACCCAGTACAAACACAAAATAAAACACGACAAAACAGTTTATACTAACACTTTTTACGCAACTCCATACCGGTTATCACTGCGAGTATAACAGACAAAATAAACATTGTGGATGTCAATACAATCCCCGTCATGTATAGAGGACCATCCTTTATTATGGAATTGCATAACATCATTGTCATACACAGCAATACAAGCAACGAAAAAGAGAACATAATTATCTTCATAACATCGTCATTACAACCAGTTCATCACTATAGAATTCTACAAAATCGTGCTTTCCGAACTCTACCATTACTTTATCCCCATTGATGGCGCAAATCGCCCCAATCTTGCTTTCCCATCCGGGATGTTTACACTTAACCGGCATACCTATATATGGCATACGTGATTTATACATACTTTTTCCCATAATCGTGTGATTTTAAATTTTACCGCCCGTACAAGGATGAGGTAAAGCGGTGCACACTTCGCTTTACCCGTGGCTTTTAGTACGGTAGTAGCACTAACCTTTGCTGCGGTTGTTGCGCCCCCGATACCTTCTACGGATTCTACCACGTATCGAGACGTGAAGGGCTTATATTTAGACCTTTCAGCGATACTTGTGCCTAACCAAGCATACTCGCCACACTAAAGACAAATTGGTGTGCTGAAAGTAAAAATCATATCAACTTCGTGGCTTTACCACCATCAGACATATACAACCATTCGCTCTTCATCAGCTTATCTTCGGTTGCTATCGGTGTCAATTCCGTTCCACTTGCACCCACCACTATCTACCATCACTGGCTTCGCTTACGTGCCTTCGCAGAAATATATCTTTATATCGTACCAATATGTCAAAGAACTAATCAATAGTGCCCTACCCGATTCTCGCTATCAGTTGCCGTTCAATCCGTCAATAGGGCTGTCGTGCGTGATATAATCGTGTGATTAATCATCATAAAAGAACTTCTCGCCCGGCTTTCTGAAAAGCCTATAACTTGCATATAAGCAGCCCAATACTATCAATGCCTCTATCATACCGCCATTCTATCAAGTTGAAACTCTATGTAATCAATCTCTTCTTGAATAACCTCTAAGGCCTCTTCTTTGGTATCGGTATTACAGAAAGCACAAGCCTCTGTGTCAGACATCTTATCAACTCTATCAAGGTCTATACAAGCCTTATCCAAAGCCTTTTCAAGCCCGTAGGCTTCTACACTGTCGCAAACTCTATAGTTTCTCATATCAGGCAATTTTTAAAAGGTTAGCTTTCTTAAAGCATCTGAACTCTTGGCGTTCAGTATCATAGTAAGTTTGAACGGTGTCGTTCTTCTTTCTGTTGTCAGTACCAGCAATGGCAGGCATCAGCTTTTCATTTAGTGTACCGTAGGCTTCTCTCACAGAACCGTCCACCTTTTGAAAGTAGAATTTCACAATCTTGCTTTTCATCTGCAATTTCAATTTCATGTTAGCCCAAGCGCACTTTAATGCTTCTGACATCGTGAAACCGTTCTTGCGAACGAACTGCCATGCAAGGCTCATAACTTCATGTAAAAAACTCTTCGTGCTCATAATCGTGTGATTTAATATGTTTATACTATTTGTATCGTCAATCATTTAGTTTATCTTTGCTACGTGATTGATTGATGATGCAAATGTACACAATAACTGTGAATATAAAACATTTTAATCACATATATTGTGTACATAAGCATTATTTAACTATTAGAGCATCTTATACCTTATTATAACATGAAGAAAGAAAATTGGGCTTTAGGATTGAGTATTGTGGCAATGACAATTGCTATTATAGCGACCTGCATAGCCGCATATAGGACTCCCGAGTTAGGATTTGATTACCAAGGAGTGATAGTAGGAATATTGTCATTATTGGTTACTGTATTGATAGGATGGAATATATACACATTCATCGATATAAAAGGTACAAGTCAAAAAATTGATAAGTTTAGAGCTGAATTTGAAGGAAAAATAAAGAAGTCGAGTTTAGAAACACAATTTGATGTAAAAAAGGAAATGATGAGAGTTGTTCCAATTCTCATTGCCCGACAACATGGAGATTTAATAAGCTCTTTACAGTTTATGTTTAAAGCATTTCATGAAAATAAAGACGATGGAGGCTTTGCCAAGATGTTGGCAAGAGAATATATTTTGCAGACTATTATGGCTTTGATAAATAATGAAAATAAAAACCTAATAAGCCATCTCATAAACGACATGAAGGGCACTCTTAAGGTTGAGGAGATAGAAGATTTTCTACATGAATTTCTGAGCTATAGCGAAGAAGAAAAGCATCAACGTTATGCTGGGATGCAGAATGTACTCCTTGAATTATTGAAAGCGCAATCCTAATATCCTCTTTAGGAGTACCAAATTTCATTAATAGCTCAAGTAATGTAATAACTGTTATTTTACTGATGTCATTAGGAATCAATTTTGCAAGTTCATTATTCATATCAATAAAACAAAAGCGACCAACCCCAAAGTTGCGGTTTGAGGAAGTCGCCTATATAGTCCCTTACGGGAACAGTTAAACAATTTAGTCGAAATCATCCGCAACTTGATTCCGACACAAACATACACATTATTTGTGAACATGAGCAATATTGGAGAAAGAATATTCAAAATTAAATCCTACTATTTCGGAGACGAAAGAGGAAGCAACAAAAAATTTGCAGACGTAGTTGGAGAAAAGCCTAATACAGTATCAAACTGGTTCGGTCGTAAAGATGGGATAGGAGATGCTGTCATAGATAAGATTTTATCCACTTTTCCCAATGTAGATAAAGGATGGCTAGTTGGTGGAAATGGAGATATGTTAACTTCTACTGAAAGCCCATCACTAGCTCAAGCCATAGACAATGAAAGTGATTTAAAGTCGGCTTTGAAAAAAGGAATAAAACTACTCCCTGAAGTTGATTTCAAATTTGCTGCCGGACAAATAGAACTTATCAATGGAATAGAAAGCATAAAACGGTACTGGTATCTGCCAGACTGTAAGGATTGCGAAGCGATTGCACAGATAGCGGGAAACTCCATGTCCCCTGCATACCCTTCCGGATGCTGGGTAGCTCTAAAAAAATATGGTTTCAGCGCAGACGTAGCTACTCAAATTCCCTTCGGCAATGTGTTTGGAATAGTAGTACAAGACAAATTTACCGGAGATTATCACGGACATATCAAAATACTACGCCGATATAAAGACCAAGAGTTATCTCGCAAGTTCTGGATAGCACACTCTTTTAACAGTAATGAATACGACGATTTCGACATAGAGATAGCGCAAGTACGGAGTTTGTGGATTGTCAAGCAACATATTGTAAGTGATGTATTATTGTAATACAAATCTAAATATTATGGGGGGGGGATTTTGAATTCCCGATTTATTCAATGAATTAAAGAACAAACTAAATAATTAACACAATGAAGAAGATTCTATTTTTAATAGCGGCTACATTTGCAATTATCGGATGTAATAATAAAAAGAAAGCAGAGGTCTTTCCTGTCGTAGTAGAGAAATATACCAACGAACAAGCGTCTAAGGCTTTCAAGGATTTGAAATGGGGAATGACCGTTGAAGAGATGATTGATTTAGGGTATATCTCGGTAAAAGACACTTCTAAATGGGTCATTCCATTAAAATATAATAAAATTGGAACGGTCGAATTCGACGATGTGTCTATTATGACGCATAATAACAAACTTTTCGCTGTAATATTTCACGAATACATCGAAGGCTTCAATAGTTCAGTGCGTAAATTGAATGATGTGAAAATTCTATTTAACGCAAAATATGGAACTCCGGATTTTGAAAGTGAAGTATGCGAAGACAGTTTGGAATTTGAGAAAGAGGCAATCTTATATTCCTGGAATATAAAGTACAAAAAGATTGAAGGAACTATAGAAAAAAGCCAATCTGATATGTTTTTTGTAAATGTTGTAATAGAAGATACAATTACGAGACATCTTCATGATTCAATAGCTATAGCATACCAATCGCAAGACATATAATATTTGTTCAAAGATTATGATTGACTTTTTAACTATCATACTCCTAATATTCGGAGTACTGCAAATCATCCTCTTCTTCAAGGTATGGGGAATGACGAATGACATCAAAGAGATAAGGAACAAGTACCTCAAAGACGAGGACGAGAAACGAAGACAAAAAGCAGAATACGACCCATCTCCTAAAATCAGCGGTGGGGTTAAAACAACAATATAGCCGGAATTATTTCCCGGCTTTTTCTTTCCCTATTCGCGAGTTGTGCAAATGTTGTGCAACTATCATAAAAAGAAAATGCTAACAAGTTATCAATGAACCTATTAGCATTTTTCCTTGTGATTCCGTTGCGATTCGAACGCAAGACCCACGCCTTAGAAGGGCGTTGCTCTATCCAGCTGAGCTACGGAACCAG